CGAGAGCTGCACGGTCTTGGTCTGAAGCGGCCAGTAGGGCGCGCGGAGGAACGTGTCGCCGACCTGATGATCGTAGTCGAAGGCGACCGTCACCGTTCCGGCCGTGCCCGAGACGGACGTGATCTTGCGCGCCTGACCGGCGTTCACACCCGCGTAACCCCAGGTCACACCCTCATCGAAGGTCGGGCTCGACCATTCGGCGGCAGTCGTGATGTCGAGGCCATCGGTCGTGGCGGTCGTGATCGTCTGCAAGGCAAGAGCCGTGCCGTTGGTCGCGCCGCCGGACATCAAGGCCCGCCAGACCGCATCGGGGTTGATGATCAGGCTGACCTTGCGCTCGGCCGAAGTTCCATCGGTCTGCTGCGCCGTGACATACGTTGCAGTGTCCAGGTTGACGCCGACAAAATCGGCCGCACTGGTTGTGGTGCCAAGCGCGACGCCTGCGTTTCCAGCACCGGGCGCCAGGAGCGGGATGCCGATCCGGGCGACCGAAGCGTTGACCTGGTACTTCTTGAACAGCGGGAATGCCCCGGAAAGCGTGTAAGCGAGTTCCATCGCTCAAGTCCTCATTTCGGAGTGGTGAAGGAACAACCGGGCCTGCGGTGAATACTGACCGCAGCCGTCGCATTGCCCGCGGACGAACGGGAGATTTCGCTTGGTCGCGTAGCCGTAGTGCGCGGCGTTGAACTTCGGCGCGCACGACAGGCAGAGCGCGATTGCCTTGTGAAGGGCGGCGAGATCGTCGATGTACCCCCCGGCAAGCCGTCTCGTCGGGCGGCCGGGATCCTCGGCCCGCTTCGCGCGCTCCCTTGGGGTGTAGGACGATTCGGCGCGGATGACGTTCATCGGGCCGCCCGCTTCTTGCCGCCCCACTTCGACAGTTCCTCTCGGACTGCTTTCCAGTCCTTGTAAACCCGCTTGCTGATCGCATCGGCGTAGAACGCCTTCTGGCCGGCAGTCAGGTTCTTGGGCGGGCCATCGGCGTCGTCGGTCGTGTCGTCACGGCCGCCGGAGCCGCCGGATTCCATATGCGTCTCCCGGCTCTCCGCGTGCTTGGTTTGCAGTTTCTCGACCGGGCCGAACGCGGCACGAAGGGCGGCAAGCTGCGTCGCCTTGTTTTCGGGATGACCGTGTTCGATGAGATACTGGTACTCGCGAACGAGCCGTTCGCGTTCCGCCGAGCCTTCGGTAAGCACCGCGGGGATCGCGTCGGCGTAGCGGTCGATAACTTGCTCGACCCGCTGGGCTCGCGTCGTGGTCTCGCTGGTCGCCCGGAAGGTCTCTTCGGCCTTGGTCATGATCCGGCGCTCGAGCTGCCGGTCCATGACCTCGTCCGCCTGCGTCTCGTTCAGCTTGCCGGCCTCGACCAGCTCGCGTAGCTCGGCGCGGGTGTACTCCTTCGGGGCGTCCTGCTCCGTGCGCTGCTGGAGTCCTTCGGTCTGGCCCTCCAGCTTGGCGGCGCGAAGTTCGGCTTCGTGGCGCTTACGGCGTTCGGCCTCCAATGCAGCGACGGGGACCATGACGGACTTTTTGCCCGCGGTCTCCTTGGCTTCGGCCTGCGTCTTGTCTTCGGCTTCGGCGGCTGTCTGAGGCATTTTTGCTCCCTGAGGGCGGCGGCCCCTCCGATAACGCCCGCTTTGCCGGCGGCGGCCCGGCGGTTACGCCCGAACGCAAAAAGCCCCGCACCTTTCGGAGCGGGGCTCGAACGCACGATGACCCACGATTCAGGAACGGATGGACCGGATTTCTTCGAGGCGATACCCGAGTACCCGCCCGTCCTTGCAATTCACTACGATATTTCCGGTCTTCTTGTCCAATAAAAAAACACGGATGCTCTGTAGAACCTCTTCCGGGATTTCGGGGTTCCTGCAAACCGGCTGTGGTTTGGCCAGCATGTTCATGCCTTGGCCCTTAGGTCGGCGTCGATGATCTCCGTTGGAAGCCGTAGCGCCGCCGTCCAAGCCTCGATCCGCCCCCGGACCTCTGCCAGCACGATTTTCAGGCGCATGATTTCCTCGTTGTTCACGGTGTCCGGCGAGCACAGCCGAGCCTCGATCTCTTCTCGCTGCCGCTCCGACCCTTCGATCGACGCCTGCAATTGCGTCAGATACTTGTCCCAATAAGGGGAGCCGGTGAGCATCTTCGCATCGACCGCCGCGCGTTCCAGCATGTACAGGGCGGGCTCATTGGTCTTGGCCTTTTCCTCCTGCTGCTTTTTCGCCAGCTCGCGAAAATCGGAAACGCTGTAGCTCATTGGACCGCCCCTCCCCCTGCGGTGGGCATGCTCTCGTCGATCAGCTCCCCACCTTGAACCGGCGGCGTCTCTCCGGTGCTCGGCGGCTGCTCGGGCGGACGGCCTCCCTGCCCCTGTCCTCCCTGCTGGAACTGCCCAGCCGCCTGGATCATCGCCTGCTGGCGCATTTCATCCTGCAGGATTTGCTCGATCTTCGTCTTGTAGCCTCGGTACAGCTCGACCTGTTGCTGCGTCAGCATGCCGAACTGGTCGCTCGCCTCGAAGTCTTGAAGCTTCTGCAGATGCGCCTGGGCGCCTTCGGCGGGGAAGCCCTCGGGTAGGCTATCGCCCATGATCGCGGTCAGCGCCTCTTCGGCCATCAACCGCGGGAGCCCGGCGCCGGCAAACGGCTCGCTCAAATAGTTGTCGGGATCCAGACCGTTCGCCTTGCCGAAGTCTCTCAACAACCGATAGGCCCCATCGGGCCGCATAATCCCCGACTGGAACGTCAGGGGATTGATGTAGACCGACATGAGGTTTTGCAAGCTCTGCTGTAGCGCCATTTTCGAGGCGTTGAACACGTTGGCCGTGAACCCGAACCGGAACCGACCGGATATCTCCGCGGCGTTTGAAATCTCGCTGTACGGGTCTTCGCCCGGCTTCATCATGCCGCTGATGCGGAACTTTTTCTTCTCCGGCAGGAAGCGCTGGTTCAGCTCGTGGATCTGATGCCAGATTTCGGCAAGCCCCGAGAACAGCCGCCTCAGGATGCGCTCGGGCCTGGCTTCCGCCTGGCTCGCCAGGAGTGCCATGTTCGTCGTCGTCCTCAGTGCGGAAGACCTTCCCGGAGGAACGCGGCCAGCTTGAAGGTCGCCGATATGCGTCAGCCGCTCTTCCATCTGGTGCAGTAGAGTAAGCATGTTGATGCCGAACGCCTGCTGGCCGTTCTGCAACTTCGGGAACTCGATATCCTGCTTCGGGTTTCCAAGAGGGATCAGGGCGCCGGGTGAAAGCTTCATGATCTCCGGTTTCATGGTCGACGTCGGACGATAAAACCCGAAGGGCACGTTCGATATCGTCCCGGCGTCGATTGTCTGATCCAGGAGTTGCTTCTGGATGTCGTGCAGCCCTTCCATAAGCTCGAGCAGGCCAATCCCAGCTCGCCTTCCGGCAACGGGGATGAAGCTCTCTTCCGCGAACGGCCTACGCGGAGGATTGGCCGGATACATCTCGGTCAGGAACCGCGCCTTCAAGAGCGTCTTGGTTTCCTTGATCACCCACCAGATCACGTCCTCGTCGATCCCGTCGCCATCGATATCGTAGCTGTCGAAGCACATAAGACGCGTCAACGTGTCGTGCGATTTCGCGCCGCTTTGGTTTACCTGGGCCTCGGCATTGACACCCTGCATGGCGTCCTTCTGGCGCTTGGGCTCGTCGTTCGCGATGTCCTTGCGCGCGTTATCGAGCATCGACAGGTCGTCGGCGCTCACAAGATCGTAAAATCCGACTTTAGCCAGCCGCTTGATCTCGTCCTTTGTCGGTTCTTGACTGACGATCACATGCGCGGCGCCGCCGGGATTCGACGGGCCGGGGATTTGAAGATTGGCCGCCCTTGGCGGATGGAGAACCTGATCCCAATCGAGCGGGATGATCTTCGGCCCGTTGAACACGACGGCCATTCGCCTACTGGACATTTCGACCTTGCCGTCTTCCCGCGTGTAGAACGACACCTGGACGGACTCCGGCAAGCCGGCCGGTGACTCGACGTCGACCGTCCAATCCCAACCGTCGCCCTGCGATATCGCCGGTGCGTTCTCGTGAACCTGACGAATTAGAGCTTGGAAATAATTCGCCGGCACCAACTCATCATCGGCAATAGGCGGGAAAATTCGAAGGTCGTTGACTTCCCGCTGTTCCGTCACCCACGGGATGAACGCGGTGAACGTGCCGTCCAGAACGAAATTGTCGATGATCTCGCCAAGCGCGCGCTCTCCCGGCTGTTCCTCGAAAACCTGATAGTCGATCAGCTTCTCGATCTTTTCTTCCTTCTGCTGGTCGGCCTTCTGGCGGGCCTTCGGAGACACGGGAGGGCGAGCGCTCATCACCGCGTTGTGCAGCGTGTCGCACATATCGAGCGCGGCGGTCATCATGTCCGGGAGTGCAACATCCGATGCGTTTTCCCACGGCCAATTCGTGCCTTCGCGCCACATCCGGTATTTGGCGTAGCGCTGGATTCGCATTTCGCGTTCCGCAGTATGCGTCGTCATGTCCTGGTCGTAGAACCGAATGACGCGCGCGACGATCTCGCTCTTTCTCTCGTCGTCGAGCTTGAAGCGCTCCTTGCGAGTCCGAGAGCGCCTGATCTTGCTACCGTCTGGCATCCGACAATTTCTCCTGATAGAGCACGCCCAAAGGCACTTGCCGCGTGAGTGCAAGCAATTCCGCTGTCTGTTGTTCCTGCTGTCGCGGCGTCAACGGCGCGACACCGTATCTGACGCGATTGAGCTGCTGATCTGCCTGCGCCTCGAGACAGCGGCGCCAGATTTCGGCCAAGTCGGGCTCGCACGCGTCGCACAGCGTCACCGCGGCGGTCGTTCCTCCTGTCAGGAGAAGATGCAGCCTGACCGCCTTGTCCATCGGCTTGCCGATTCGGCGCGGCTGGCCCGCCCGAGGGTGGCCGTCCGGGAAATACGCGATGATCTCGAACACCGGTTCATCGCAGAGCGTGCAATGGGCCGGGCGTTTCATCTAACCCGCCGCGCGCGGACATAGCGACGCTTGCGAATGCCGATGATGCGACCGGTCTGTCCGCATACGAGCACCCAGCGGCGCGCCACAGGATTGAACACCTGATATCTCACTCTCTGCGCTCCGGCTGGACTTCGCAGCCCTCGCACCGCTCGGCCAGATGGTCCAGCTCGTGCACGCTCACGCCCTCCCGCTGCGTCGGCTTGCGCAGAACCCGATACAGATCCTTGTCGCAGCCCTTGCAGTAGACCGTGCATTCCATGTCATCGATCGGGGAGCCGTCCATGCTCTCGCTCCTTCAACCAGTCGGTTTCGAGCTTCACAAGCCCGTCGTCCCAGGCTTTCCGTACTTCGTCGTGCAGCGCGTCCCTCGCTTGGTAGAACGCCTCGACCGTTTCCGTGCATGCCGGGCAGTACCACGCGGGCTTGACCACGCCCTTGCGTGTGAACTCGCGTTCGCTTGTCGTCGTCGCGCCGCAACCGCCGTCGCAGGTGAATTGCGCGGGCATCAAGACTCGACGTGTTCGGCCACGGGAATGCCCGGCGGCAGATTCACTTCGATATCGGAGAACCGATCGCCGCAATCGGGACAGCCGACCTCGCCGTTCTTGTAGAGGAAGAACCTCGGGTTGCCGCATTCGCAAGCGTAGACAAGATCGTCATCCATGGTCATCGTCCTTTCTCGCGCTTGTACGCGCGCATGAGAGCCTTCCGGTCGGGATGGCCGACGAACGCCAGCGCGACCGAGTTGAGCCCGATGTCGCAGTCAGTGCAGAGCGGCATCCAACGATTACCGTTGGCGCAGCACTGCCACTGAAATTCCGCCCGCTCGCCGCAGCGGATGCACGGTAGCCGGCGGATACCGATTACCGTGTACGGCTTGCGGCGACCGATCACCGGACACGCGCCGACGACCAGACCGCGTAGATTATTTCCGGCGTCAGAACGAGCCCGGACGTGAAGTGCACAAACTCTTCCTCGCCCGGATTCTGCGCCAGCAGAACCTTGAACGCGGCGCTCGCTTCGGCGCGGCGCTTGATTTGCTCCACCGCCGGCAGGCCCTTGATTTCGAGTAGCAGATTCAGTTGGTCGGTGATCGGGTTGTTGCTCATCTGCGTCGTCCTCCAGCCCAATTGAGAATTGGCGCGCCGGCACTCAGGAACCGGAACGTCGGTTCATAATTCGCGCAATATTTCAGCATCGTCGGATAGTCGTCGTTCTTGGTCTTCGGCGTCTGCTTTAGATCCTTCTCGTACCGCTGGCGATGTTCATCCCAGACGTAGCGCTTCATCTGGAAAATCGTCTGCGCGCAGCGAGAGTGGATATGCAGCCGCGGTTGCAGGCGATGCTGATCGGGCTTCAAGAACTGGTTGATGCGCCCTCTTCCAACGTCGCCGTCATCGGCAAGATCGCATCTGAGGCCCGCGGACTCGAAATCGTCCTGCCAGACAATTCCTCTTTTGGAACTCGAGGGCGAGCGGCCCATGTTCGGGTCCATCAACCTCAGCGCCGTTCTAAGACCTAAATTCTCTTCCATGTTCTCGACCGCAACCCGCACGTCGGTCGGATCGCCGTCAACCTGTCCCTCGGCCACAACCCAAAGATCGTCCGAGGGGTCGACCGCGATCCAGGCGAACATATGAGGTTTTCGGGGATGGGGATCGAGCACGAACACGCACGGCCACTGTCCTACATCGAACTCCTTGACATGGTTGAACGTGCCGACGTTCTTGCTTCCGCATGACGTGCACGCGCCGTCCTTCGACATTTCCAGCCTTCCGCAGGAATAGCACCACTCCTGCGTATGGTCGGAGAACAGCGGATGGATGCGGTTCCCGAATCGAATCGGCTGGCCGAAAATCCTGACCTTCTTCGTCTCGTCCGTCCAGTTGGCCATCTGGACCGCGACCGCGTCCTGATCGAGGTTGGGATTGTCGGTCGTGTAGATGTCGAACCAGTCGTGATCGGGCGACTTCTGGGGACCCCGCCCCTTCTCGTACATTTCGTCGAACACCCAATCGACGGGAATTGAAGGATCGTCCGGCCAGGTCATCGCCAGGCGCATCCTTCCCGCGACGCGCATGGTCCGCGCCGCGTTCTCCCTCCAAGTTGCGTATTTCGGCGGCTCGTCATGCAGGATGTCGTGATAATCACCGGAAGCGAAGTCCGACGAGTCCTGGTCGTGCGACATGAACTGAAAACTCGACTCTCCGATCACCTCGTCGGAATTATCGGGGTTTCGACAAAGCACGGTCAGCATGCACAGCTTTTCCGACCACGACTTGTCCCAGGAGCCGTCCCTGAGGCAGTATCTTGGAACCCAGCCCCAATGACCTCTGTCTCCACCTTGTTCATCTACCCCCGACCATTTCCACCACTGCATTTTCGGAAGAAACGTCGGATGCAGGACGGTCTTCAAGGATTCGAGCACGACCCGGCATTTGATCGGCCCGCGAAATCGTTCCCGGATGTACGGGATCGACTCCGGGATTATCCCTGTAGCGAGTGCGATCATGTCGACGAGGTTGGTTTCGGTCTTTCCCGACCCGTTGCCTCCTCCCACTCCGAGGAACTTCGCCTTCGATTTATGGATTCTCTCCGCGTGCTCCGACACTGGTTTGTAGAACAGCAGTTGGTTTTCCTGCCGATCGGCTTGCTGGACGGCCAGGAGAGATTCGAGCACGTCGCGTATGCGGTCGTCCGACATCTCCACAACATCCGCAGGAGCGAGGCTGGCCAGATCCTCGCTCACTTCCCCTCCTGGACAACCGCATAGCTCGTCCGCGGCAGATCGATCGTCAGGCCGCGACGCTGGGCCTCCTGCAGGACCAACGGGATCAGATCATTGAGCTTCCGCCGGTCCTGGAATGAAAGAATTTGCGTCGGCTCTCCGTTCAAGAGCTGCCGCTTGTCAGCCATGATGCCGAAAATGACCGCCAGATCGCGGCCCGAAGCGTTGGCCAAGGCAACATCGTCGAGATATTCCAACGAACGCATCATCCGGTCTTCGATGAACGCCAGAAATTCCTGCGTCTTGTACCGCTTGATCTCCGTGGCGACGGGCAGCAGCCGCGTTCTCAGTCTCTTGACCAGATGATTCGCCGTCTTGGGGTTGAGCCCGCAGGCGCGCGCGGCGTCCGCAAGCCTCGCGAAATCCACGTCCGTCAGCGTGTCGATCGCCTCGGCCTCGGCCTCGGGATGATTCTCCAGGTCGATCTTCTTCCGGTTTTCCTTGGGAAGCGGCGGGGTCTGGACCGCCTTCTTTACCTCCACCGCCTCGCCGGCCGTCCGGCAGTCGGCCATCCACTTCGTCACGTAGTCGGGGATCGCTTTTCTGCCCTTCTCCCAATGCGAGACCATCCCGCTCGACCGGCCGAGCAATTCCCCGGCCTGACGGCGCGTCAGGTCAAACTCCGCGAGAAAGGCCGTGAACTCGGCCGGCGTCACCGAAGCCATTTCGACACCACCGAATGCAGTGCGATGTGGAGCAATGCGATGTGATCCGGGAATGTCACCCCGGCCGCCGCATAACCATGCCGCTTCCCGTCCCCATCGGGCTCGAGGTAGTGGACCCCCAACTGCTCGGGATTGAGTTGGCCGGCCTTGATCTCGGCGACCAAGTCCTCAAGGGCCTCGAGCGGCGACCACAGCCGGCAGTCCTGCTCCTTCTGCGCGCGCTCCTTGTTGAAATTCACGACTTCGGTCATGCCAGACTTCCCCGCGTGCTCACGCTGGCCAAAAGATCGGCCCGCAGGCCAGAGGATCGGCTGGCCGACGCGAAACTCCCAGCGTCGTCGAGCGCCGAGAACTGGATCGTCTGAGGCGCGCCGGCCTCACACCAAAACACCCGGCCGTCGAGATAGATGCTGGTGAAACTGGCGTCGAGCGTCTTGGTGATGCCCGGTGCGGCGGTCACGGGCTTGCACGCAACCGCCGCAGGAAGCGCCGCAAGCAGCCCCAGGAAGCGGCGGCGCCCGATCACGACGCACCCTCAGGCTTGGCGACCACGCCCCGCGCGGCCAGATCCTCGACCCACGCATCGTGGAAACCGGTGTCCAGATGCCCGCCGAGCGTCTTGGCCCGCTCCTGTGCCCGGAGATCGTGCCCGCACAGGCAGAGCCGCGCCGATAGCCCGTCGTTCAGCATCCACGCGCTCTCGCGACCACACGCGTCGCAGAGGTACAGCTTTCGGGCGCTCACGGCACACCTGTCGGGACAACCGGCAGCGAACGCCAATACTCGGCCTCGGCCTTCGCCTCGTCAGCCCGCCTCACGGCATCCGCGACCAGCGCCGCGCGAAGCTGCTCGACCCCCATCGCGCCGCTGGCGAGCACCATCGCCCCGTGCAGCGGCCAGCCCTTGAACGGCCCGTCAGTGATCAGCGCTTTCAGCATGCTACCTCCTGCGTTTCACGCGAAGCATTTGTAGAACAGTCCCAGGCTACGCGCAATTCAACAGCCGGTAAACGGCCATTGGGCAATTTTGTTTCTAGGCGTCGCCGAGCGAAAGTAATTTAGTTGCGGTAAACGGCCCTTGGGGTCAGGAAAACCGGGGGACACCCCTGGCGACCCCGCCCGCCCCACCGGGGTCCGCCGAACCCGCCCGGCCCCCTCGGCATGGGCGAGGGCGGCCCGAGTCCAGGCGGCACCGGTTCACGTAACCGGGGGGCCGATCGACTGAAAGCCGCGGATTGCTTGGCGTCCCTGCCCGCCGCGCATGCCCTGGCACCAAAGACGGCACCAAACAGCCCGCCCAGTGGCCACCATACCGGCGCCGGCTACCCTGCCCAGCTACCGCGTACCGGCCGACAGGGTATGGCGTGCGTTATGACCGAGCGCGTCTAACCGTGACCGGTCCCCGTCCCCCACGTCACTCTCTGCCCTGCCATGTTCTGCCTTCCCAGGTGCCTGAACGGCTGTCTCTGAGACCTGGCTATCTGCCCTGTCGAATGACACGTGCTTTCCAGCGTCGACGTCTTCCCAAAGAGACGGGTTAGGCACCTCTTCTAGAGGGTGCCAACCCTATGGGGGTATGGGGGGACACCACCGCAAACCGCCGCAAACCGCCGCAAGCCTTGTATTTCAATGGGTTACGATAGACCACCGCACACCGCCGCACGACCACACCGCTATTGAGCGATTACAAGGACTTAGCACTAACCGCCGCAAACCGCCGCACCGCTGGTCGTTATTCGAATGGGGTATTGAAACTGCCGCCGTGAACTGATACATTTCATATCAGTCACCAAGGGCGATTTGCCCGCCTCTGACATGGGGGAAAGTAGATGCCGAGAACCCGCCTGTTTTCCGACTGTCTCCGCTATCACGGCTATGCGCTCGACGTCGTGCACCATCCGCTTACCGGTGCATTGATAGACGTGTCGCTCGTGCCGATGCCGCGCCTTCCCCGTCCTGGGTATGAGCGCGTGCTGATCGCCTTCCCTGCCCATGCGGCCGTCCAAGTAGCGCTGTCGTGGGTGCGGGAGAACGATCTATGACCCGCCAGGATTTGCACAACCTGTTGAATGCCGGCGCCCTGCTGTTCCTGGCGCTGGCCATGTTCACGTCGACCTAGGAGGCACGATGATGATGCAGACACAGTACCCACAGCCCCGCGACATTCCGCCGGGCAAGGTCTTGATCGGCGAAGCCGGCTCGGCAGACGTGCGCGGCAATCTCGCCAAGGTCGAAACGCTGGCCACCGCCAAGGGCGCGGTTCCGTTCATGCGCTCGCTGGACGTTATGCTGCAGTGGTCGAGCCCCGGCTACGAAATCGCCGGGTCGTGCTGCAGATGGACCAACGGCTACTGGGCGGTGCGCTGGCAGCGTGACGGCGCTACCCACGGCCGGCGGTATCCGAACGGTGCCGATGGCGAGGCCGCGGCCCGCGAGCACTTCAAGAGCCTGACAACCCCGCAAGAGGATTAGGACATGGAACCGGAAACCACTGACCGCGCGATCATGGTCGAGAATGCCATGGAGTGCATGCGCAAGGCTCGTTACTGGCTTCGCGCGGCCAAGGCGCCGCGAGCGCTGGCCAAGCTGGAACGTGCCCTGAAATCTGCGGACGGCGCCCGCCGTCACGCGCACCTAGACGCTTACCGGAAGACACGGGAGTAAGCCGATGGCACGCGACATGACAGACACGCAATTCAAAGCCGCGCTCAAGCGCAACGGCTTCGCCCATACCTACGGCGGATGCTGGTACACCCACAAGGATTTCCCGCATATCCATTTCGGCGCGGTGGTCGGCGCCAAGGGCATTTTCCGCCGCGCGACCATCGCCAAGCTGTTGTCGGACGTAAAGCGCCAACACGAGAAAGAGCGGTGGTTAGCCGACCAAGTGACGCAACCCAAGTGAACGAGCGGCGCCGGCCAGGGCGGCAACCCCAGCCGGCGCCATGCACTGCCCCGAGAACCTGACAGAACCCGAGGAGTACCGATCAATGAAACGCGATATCTACTCCGAAATCACGTCCAAAATCATCGCCCAAATCGAGGCCGGTGCCGGCAAGTGGCGCATGCCCTGGACGGGACAGAAAGGCGGCATGCCCTTCAATGCGACGACGGGCGCTCGCTACCGTGGCGTCAACGTCTTGAACCTTTGGTCGACCGCTGGCGCCGCTGGCTACCCTACGAATGCATGGGCTTCATTCAAGCAATGGCAGGCTCGGGGCGCGCAAGTGCAAGTCGGCCAGCGCGGCACACTGATTTGCTACCAAGGCTCTACCATGGTCCGCGATCCCGGCGCCGATGCCGACCGCGCCATCCGGTTCTTGAAATACTCGCACGTGTTCAATGCCGCCCAGGTCGACAATTGGGATATGCCCGAGGTAGAGCGGCCCAATCTCGCAACCCGGATCGAGAACGCGGAGCGCTTCGTCGCCAATACCGGCGCCGCGATCCGCTTCGACCAAGGGCGCGCCTTCTACTCGCCTGCGCACGATTTCATCGGCATGCCCGGATGGTCGGATTTCATCCCGACCGATGGCGCGACTGCGACCGAAAATGCCTACGGCACGTTGTTTCATGAACTGACGCATTGGACGGGCGCCGACAAGCGGTGCGACCGCACGTTCGGCAAGCGGTTCGGCGACGACGCCTATGCGGTCGAGGAACTAGTGGCCGATCTCGGGTCGGCGTTCCTCTGCGCCCATATCGGCATCACGGCCGCGCCGCGCCCCGATCATGCGCAGTATTTGGCCCACTGGCTACGCGTGCTCAAGGCCGATGCCCGCGCGATCTTCACCGCCGCGGCCCGTGCCTCCGATGCCGTCGAGTTTCTTGAAGGTCTGCAGAAAGCCGAAGCCATCGCGGCCTAGTGCAGCACTAGGGCGCCGTGCCGCGAAAGCGGCGCCCGATGGTGCGCTGGGCACCCTTTAGCAGGAGACAATGAAATGCTGGCCATCCGTCGTCTGAACCTGGGGCTCTATAACGACCATGACCGCGCCGTACACCTGACCGCCGGCTCTACCTACGGCCCGGATGGAAACGACGTCCATATCGCCGTGAACGGGCGCCGGGAAGTCGCCGAGCTGTACGCCAACATGATCGCCGCGGCCTATGATATGCGCGACGCGCTCGCCATCGCGCTTGAGGCATGGGCCGACCAATTCGACGGTCCCGAGGATCAAGACCTAAGTGTGTCCGGCGCCGACCTTGTCGACTGGTTCACGACATGGCGGACGATGGTCGCCAAGCCGGCGCTCGCCAAGGCCGGCGGTGCGCCAGTCGATACCGTGACCCTGACCGCCGCGCTTCGCGCGTGCCGTGGCGCCATGAACGCCATGCGAGCGCAGATCGATCAGATGTCCGGCATGTTCCCTGACGACGACGGCACGATTGCCGCCGCCTGCCAGGATCACGACGACGCCGACGCCATGGCCACTAAGGCGCTGTCCTGAATGCAGCCAGGGCGGTTCCAGGAAGGGACCGCCTCAGGGTGCATTTGGGCACCAAGGGCGCATGCCCGCCTCACGATTAGGAGACTTCAATGGTTGCCTTCACACTCGCCCAAGTCCGCAAGGCCGTCTATCCGCAACCGATATTCTGTGCTCGCCTGGATACGGGCGAAGTCGCATCCCTCACGTTCTTCTCCGAACAAGGGAAGCCGCTGGATATCGAGCGCGGGCGCCGACTGGTCTACCGGTTTTGGGGTCGGGCCATCGTGGATTGGTTTGTCTTGTCCGCCGACAAGGTTGTGGCCCGCGGTGGCGCCTGGGATACTCCCGAGCCCGTCGCGACCAAGAAAGTCCGCGTCACCACCGCCGAACTACGGAAGGAGCTTGAGCAATGGCAAGCAATCGCGTCCCGCCTCGTTCAGGCATGGCCGGAAGACCCGATCACCGCCCGCAACCATCCGCTGATTCGGGAAGTCATGGAACGCCTAGCAGCCTGACGGGGGCGGAGTTTCGCCAGCTACGCCACCGGCTCGGCCTGTCCC